GTCTCGCTTATCCCCAGTAAAGGGACTCGCTTGAGTTTATGACCGATGATACTATCCCTAGGGGTAATACCGTCGGACCCATAGACGAGCGTCGCAGCAGCAAGCTGCGTTGCAGATTTCCAGTGCTTCCATGGGAGCAAATCTGGTATCGGCACGTAAGCCACCACCGTCTGCTGCGCCCAACCCATTCCTGGATTGAGCGGCTTCAGGTTCCAAGTAGACGGGTCGTCATTGTGAATAACGATGTCACCCAGTGACTCAGGGCCGAAGCACCTGCGGATATTCCGAGGTATAGCAGCCAACACAGAGCGCCAAGTGCGATTGACCTTAGCCCACCTTTTAGGTTGGATAAGGCCGTCGATTTGACAAACTCTGCGAAGTCCGTTAGCCAAGGAAATCCATTGTTGTGGTTCATCTGGTAAACTTTCGAGATAGTGTCCCCTTACAGGAACACCTTCCCAGAAGTCCCCACCGCAACTCTCCCGAAAAGGCCCTTCCCAAAAGGACTTTTTCATATTCGGCTGGAAGCCGAACCACGCCAGGGCAGATAACAACGAAGGTACGTTGTCAGCCGGTACTATGAGGTCGTCCCCATAGCACTTCACCAAACCAGGGTCACCCCCAGAAAGGCGAACTAGCGTGCGCGCAATGCACGCGAAAATGATTGTCTCAAGCTCAAATGTGAAGCCATTTCCCATTGAGGAAAACTTCTCCAACTTGAACCATTTGCCATTCACTCTCGTATGTCTCGCACGTAAGGAGTCGAGCAATAGAAACCAGTCGTCTCGAACGACCAGTTTCACCAACACCCTGCAAAGAGTGTCGGACGCATTGCTCATATCGACCGTCCCGTAGGCCCCGGTCACACTAGCCTCTCTCGCGAGAAGGTTATGTATGGCCTTGCCTCCGTACAGGTCGATCCCGATACGAGGAAGTCGACTCTTGAGGAGCCGACCGACGTCAAGTTGATACCCTACGGGTATTGACGCCTCCTTCCCACACCCGCGGAATTTTGTTCCGTCCTTCGGGACTGTGAAGAAGATATTCCCGCGTACCGTTAACGGATCGCTCTTCCATGGGTAAGCCTCCTTGAGAGACTTTGCCCATAGAGTCAGGTCCCATTGCGGGAGCAAGTCTCGTGTGGAAGAGTAAACCGTAGGTCGGCTGGACATCTTGTCCGGAGTTGTTACTAAGAACCCCGTGTCGGCATACGTGGCGCCTTGCCCAAACCTCGGGACAAGGTGGTCTGGCAGGTTACCCATGACTGACTGAACCTCTTTACGCACATGACAGATGAAGTCATATACGGCTTCGTCACCGTCCTCTAGGTAGAGGGTTTCGGGACAGAAACGGGATAGTCGGACATTTGAGCGACAGTTCTCTCTCTCACAAGCAAGAAAGGTATCTATCGCCGCCTGTTCTCGATCTACGCTCGTTGGCAAATCACACTTACGCAGGAGCTCCGTGAGGAGGTTATCCTGCCAGTATGACTCGGACGAGTCATAGTGAGCCCAAACCGCTCGAAGCTTTTGAAGCTCCGCCCACTCTCCATAACGGATCAGTATTGCTACCGACACCGCTCTTGGAGTGCCCACGTCCTCGGCTAGGCCGAGGATCACATCGAACACTTGGTGTTCCATGTTCCGGTGCTCCGACGGGTTAAGTCGCAGCGACGCCGTTGCGCATCATCGCTTGGATGAGCGCATGCGCGATCAGGTTCTTGGAGAACGCGACCGCGTCATTCTTCAGCGCCTCCGGGAAGTCGTCCGGAACGGATGCAGAGAAGTCGAACTCGAATGCGGAACCGACCTTTGTGAGGCCGGTCACCGAATCCGTGTAAGACGAGGGAAGCCGAAGCTTCCCCTGCATTTTCCGCGACTTGTTCCCGGTTGGCCGGGCGAGTGCTGTGATGCTGGGGAACACCGCCGAGATCGTTCCTTCCTGCAGTTTCCATGAGGCCAGCGACGAATCGCCGGCCGACGGGGCATACAGGGTGAACGTCTTGTTGACGGGAGTTCCGGCGCCATTGGCCAGCACGAGGTCGATTGCTTGAGGCATTTGTGAAAGTGTCCTTTTGAAGAACAAGGTTGAGTTGTGGCACGCAAATTCAGACGGTCGGGATATCTCTATCCCTAAAAGCCTGTTTCAGCGGCCGGAGTAAACGCTCTAACTTTCCGATCCTTTGGACCACCAACGATGCAGTAATGGCCAGCAATTCAAAATTAAGCTCGGGTACGCGGAACATAAACTTGGGAGTAGGAACCCCAAGAGTACGCCGCTTGTATCGAGCAAATTGCTGGTTCCACGCCTGCATGTGGGCGATACCGTAGGATGGATTGCCATGAGCGAGTTGCCCAATCTCCGCATAAAGACTGGTTGTCGTGCTAGCATTCCCGAGACTCACGCCAATATGGTCACTCAGAGAGTTGATCATTTGGCCGAAATTCCCGAACATGTTCGCAACGAATGACCATGGAACTAGGTCCCAGGCCACGCCAGGCAGGTTTAGCAAACCGAGCCTGTTCAACAGCCAAACATTCTCAGACTCAAGATCCGCTCTAGCCGAGATTCGTACGCGCCACTGTTCAAGGTGGTCGCGAGTGAACCAAACGGTGTGAGACGGGTCACGATCTTTGAATTGTTGGACATTGACCGTTCTTGCGGTAACAGAAACCCACTCGGGTTGGACCGGAGTCCTACCGAGAGCACCCAGAGAATTCTGGATGTCCTGCATCAGGGGTACCCAGCCAAACTCGCCTTCCAGGAATGCATCAGCAGTTCCCTTCCGCCAAATTCGACCGCGCTCCTTAGCAGATAGCTTCTGTACAACGCGGATACGTCTGTCAAGAATATCCGCGATTTGCTCACTACGGCCGTGAATCATGTTACTGGCTTGACGCCAGGACGCAAGAGTCACACCGAGGTCGGCTTTGTGCTTTCGCAGTTTGCCGTTGAAGCGTGCTATAGCTTCGTTAGTGAGGTTGATAGCAACATCGGTCGAGGTTATGGTCCCGTAGGACCACAAATCCTTTAACCGGGCTCCAAAGACAACGTCGTTTCCCGAACCAATCACAATATTACTCGTCCGGGGCACCGTAACAAAACGGTGATCCCAGTCGAAATTGTGTGGAACGAGGCGTAGTTGCCTGTTTGCAGTATTCCGACCGGACGACTCGCTGATGTCCTTATGGGACACTAGTATGAAGTCGTTGCCGAGAAGGGTCCTGTGGAGCTCATATTGCTGATTTGCCATGGTGCTAGGCACCATGACAGGCGCCACTCAGTGGTTACATCGTTACCGATGAAAATCAGGTCATGAACCTGATCGCCTTACGCGTGGCCATATACGTGGTACGCGTCCCTGAATCACAGGGTTGAGAAAAGGTCCCCTCCTTCCGGAGTTAACCTAGCAGACCAACGCATGTCACTCCTGCACCATATAACTGGTGAAAGGGGTGGGCACTTTCAGCTCCGAAGAGCTTACAGCACCACACTTAACGGGTTCATAACTCCCGGTGGTGTTTAGTTGATGGTCCAGCTCCTGGTTCGCAATCTCCCAGAATAGATTGCTCGTGCTGTCCCCGCCGCTGTTGTAAGACGCTACTATGACCACGGTTCTACCCGTGTTCAGGTTCACGTACACGAAAGCGCCAGGTCCATCACTTGCCGTCGACTTCTGATTGGCGATAAAGATCCAGTCGCGAAAACTCTCGACGACCCGCTCCTCGGCAGGCGTCTGCATATCTTTCCGGCGAGTTAAGCCGTTAAGCTGGCAGAAGTACTGCACGAGCTTGGCATCTGAAAACCAGCCCCCGCAAGGGAAGCTAAAAGTCAGATTCTTGCTCACTTGAGATGAAAAGTGGATCATGTTGAGGTCCTAGGTTAA